TCTACCACTTACTTCAAAGTCATCAAGCATATCTACTGATGCTGCGTTTTGTCTATCGGATAAAATTTTATTTAACCCACCTTCACCTTGAAGTGGATTACTAAAAAATTTACTAAATGTACCTGTACCTGCTCCTGGTAAATTAGCACTATTAAAAGGATTAATTCCTGTTTGTAAATTTCCCATACCACCACTAATACCTCTAGCCAATTGACCACCACCATAAGTCATTAATCCTGATTTAAGTGATGAACCTATTCTACCTGTTTTGTCAAATGATCCAAGACCAGCTGCAAGACCTGCAGCTAATGGGTTGAAAGGTGCAATAAATGGTGCAGCTTTAACTGCAATGTCTGCTACTTCGTTAGGTATAATTTTTCTAACTGTTTTTTTTAAAAAACTTCCAAGACCATATTGACGTCTACCATCCATACCCATGATACCACCATACGCTGCCATTTGTCTTTTGTTTGGTAGCGTTGGTCCTGTTGGTTTAGGTGCAAAAGGATTAACTGGTTTTGTTGGATCTTGTGGTAAAGGATTGCCACCTGACATTTGTCCTTCAGCTATAGCTTGTTGCATAAATTCTCTTAAAGACATAGGTTGAAGACCTTGCTCTTCCATTTCAAATACATACTTAGCGTATTCTTCTTCTAACGAAGCCATTAGCATTTGTTCTTCTTCTTGTGGAGATTTAGGACCTTCATCACCGCTATATTTTATAGCAGGTGCGTTAGTCTCTAATTCTTCTGAAATTTGTATATCTGTTATTCCCATGGTTTTGTCAGTTTACTTTGTTTTTGCGAACAAATCAAGAGGAGGCATGACAACTGTTACATCTCTTTGCACGTCCTCTTCAGGTATATTTGCAGCTTTTAAAGCCTCTTCAGTCTTATAGACTTCTCCTGTTTTCTTGTTCTTAATTGTTGTTATTATCTTTTCTGGTGTTAGCATTTTTACTTCAGTCATTATGTTGTTACCTCTTTCTTTATGTTTAGATAGCTAATAGCTACATCAAACGAGTCTGATGTGCTTGCTTGTACTGTAAAGGCTTTTCCGCCTTCTACTATTAGCGGCTGTGCTAATAATTCTGTTGTTGTATTTGCTGTTAATTGTGCTGATTTAATGGCTGTAATACTATTGTTTGTGACAGTTACAGTTGGTGTTCCAGCTGATGTTACTAATATAGACTTGATTAAATATGTTTCACTAACTAAAGGATTACCAGATCCAAACGGAGTTAGAGCAGCGCCACTAGTGCTGTTATCTATACCTACAAATTTATACTGATTTACTGTTGCCATTAATCTAAAAAGAAACTTCTAGCTTCTATCTCCTGTTTTAATTCTTCTTGAAATGTTGTGTTAAGTTTTTCTAACACCGCATCTAAATCTCTTACTAAAGACTGTGCTACATCTTCTTCATATTCTGAGCTTGCTCTAGTTAATGTTTGTACTATCTTAGCCATTATTCTGTGTCATCCGAGTAAGGATCGTTATAGTTACCTGTAGAAGCATCAAAACCACCGCTGTAGCCGCCTCCACCGCCATCACCTTGATAATCTGCTCCTGAATAAACTGTGTTATCTATTTTAACACCTCCAGAATTTATAGCATTTTTATCAAAATAATTTTGTGCAAAATCTTTTTTAGCTAAGTTAAATTTATTTGTTCCTGTGTAGGCTGCATCTTTTGCTAGTGTTCCCATGTAATTACCAAAAGCAGAAACAGTGTTTCTACCAAACGGATCTTGATTTAAATTACCTGCTCTTAGAGCACCATAATAACCATAAGGATCAGTAGGCATATTAGAACCCCCTACTGTAAAACTTCTGTCAAAAATATTTCTTGGAGAATCTTTTGGTAATGCTCCTAATACAAAACCTAGTCCAGGCATAATTGCATTACCTATTCCTGATATAGCCATTTTACCTAAATCTATTCCTTTGTCTTTCATCTCAGTTGCAAAATTTTTAATAGAACCTATTCCTTGACCTAAAGGAGATTGTCTAATTTGATTATAAGTTTCTCCTAAACCTTTATAAGCATCTTTTAAGATACCACCTTCAAGAAAATCTCTTTTTAATTGATCTCTTATTCTGTATTGAGGAATTGTATTATTATTTAAGGATATATTCTGTGGTATCATTTTTAAAATACCTGCACTGTCTTCTGTTTGTCCATCAGGCATTTCGTTATTTCTAAACATTTGTAAAATTTCACCATCAGTTCTTCTATGTAAATCTGGATTAGCTTTTCTTGCTTGAGTAACTAATAGTAATTCTAGCTCTGTCATTATCGTCTTCCTCCAGTTTGTATATCTAACCTAAAAGTCCCTAGTTTCCAACTAGTATCTACTGCAGTGTTGGATATTGTAAGAGCTATAGCTCTTGCCCTTGCTCGTGTGTCTACTTTTGTTGTAGATGATGTTATGGTAAATGGTCCAAGCGATGAGCTTGCAGCTGTGTCGTTAGGATAATTTCTTAGATCTAATTGTATAATAGAATTTCCTTGTTGAGATATAAAGTCAGGTATAATTCTACTAACTCTCATAATGTTTTCACCATCACCTCTAAGGTCACCTAAATTAGTTGCAGCTCCTCTAATAACTTTTTGTGTAATATCATAATCACCAGAAGTAATGCTAGCAGGAATTGCTGTGGTTACTCCTAGTCTTACTTGGTTAACACCTGTTTCATGTTCATAGTAATACGAAACACCTTCTGTGTTTCCAGTTACATCAAAAGATGTATCTGTATCAGCGTCGTATTGAGTTGCATGAGGTAAACCAAATACAGCTGAGTCTTGCCATGTAGTTCTAATAAACAAAGGACTTGCGTTTACAAACCATATAGGTCTTTTAGCAGTTGAGTCTAGATAACTATAAGTAACTGATTGTGTATTTACATTAGAGTTAGCTTCTGGATAAAACCATGTAACTTCTCCAAACAAGTTATTGATACCTGCATAAACCATTTGATTAGATGTTGTATTTAAATTGTCATAAACATAATCTTCAACTAAACAGTCCATAGATTCTAGCTTACCGGTGTATCTAAAGAAACCATTATCAGACATCCAGTACGCAGCACCATCAACTTCAACAGCTGCGTTCTTACCAATTAGTCCACAGTTAGTTCCAACCTGTTCAAAAGCAAATGTAAAAGGAGTTCCAACAAAACGCATAGTAAATAAAGCTGTGTCCGTCCAAACATAAAGTGCGTTTCTACCAAGCTTAGCACCCATGATCCGTGATCCGGCGGCCAGTCTTTGTGTACCAGCACTATTTTCAGCTGTAGGTGTATAAGTATTAATATCTTCTTGAGAAGAGAATCTTATAAACATATCGTCTTGTGAAGATTTATCACCTATAGTTGTTTCTGTTCCAAAAAATACTAAGTGACGATCGGGTGTAGATACTAACATATCTCTAGATGCAGTTGGTGCACCAGATATAATAGTTGCTCTCGTAGTTACAGCATTAGTTAAATCTGCATTCCATTCAAAACATTCGCCATTAAATATTAAAGCAATAGCTGTGCTTCCTAAGTTATCAATAGACCACATACCAGGCTCTGCTACTTTATCTGTAGATGTTGCTGCTGAGCCCCATCCAGAAAAACCACTGTAGTTAGTAACAGTAGCTCCGTCACTGTGAGAAGCGTTAGTTGTGCCTCGAACATTTCTAGTTATCCCTGTAAAGCTAGTGGCTGTAACACCTGTGTAAGAAATTTCTTCATTATCTACTTTAATAAAATTAGTTCCTGCAGTCGGAAATCCTGTAGTGCTGGCTACATTAATTGTAGTTCCTGATCCACCAGTTCCAGCCGAGTCAGCATTTAATGCTCCATTTAAAGTTGTTGTTTGTGGGTTGGTAACTGAACCACCCCATTGAGATATACCATAACCAAAAACTCCAACTTGGTCTGGTGGTCCCACATGATAGTATTGAAAATAAGTTATGCCTCCAGAATTAGTTGCTCCTGCTCCTCCTTCGTTTCCAGGCATTGTAATAGTTATAGTGGTTCCTGTTGGCGTTGAAGTTACCATAAATTTTTTATCACAAAAATCTGCAGCACCAAAATTTGAACCTGTAATAGCGCTAAATGTAGAAGTATCTCCAAACAAAATTATATCACCAGCTTCAAAATTATGCGCTGATGAAAAAGTAATAGTTACTATTGGTGATCCATTGGACGTACTGAATGCACTTGTAATAGCTGTTCCAGATGGATTAGTTAAAGGATGTATATCGTAGTATACTCCCCCTGTGTAAGCATATAAAATTCTATTAGTACCAATAAGAGAATATTTAATACCTATTTTATTAACCATGTGGTGCAAACCTCTAGCTGCACCGGTTAATTTACTCTCTCCTAATTGATTCCAACCA